AGAACTTGCAACACTTACAGTTGTTGGAATTGTAATGCTTCCATTAATTGTAATACTTGAACTTCCAAGAGATACTGGAAATGGGTTCTCAAAAGAAACCTGATTACCATCTTTAGTTGCTACATTATAAACTTCAAATAGAGATCTTTCCTGATTTAAATAATCTTGATCAATTTTATTCCAAATAGCCATAAATTAAATCCACTCTAATTTTGCTGGATGATACCTATTTACCTTTGTAATGTTTGATGATTTAGGAGTTGCAGGATAAATGTGATGAATGATTGCACCAGGATATTCATTCTGGAGATGCTCTGTTAATTCATTCTTTGATGGGATTCTATCATTAGTTACCATTTCCACTCTGTAGATGCTACCTTGCCAAACAAAATCTACAGCAAATTCTTCTCCAACTTTTTGTTGAGTTGGTTGAGATCCAATGTTCAAAGTTCCATTAAAGTCACCTTGAATAGTAATGCTTTCTGAAATAAACTGTTTGTAACTTTTCATGATCAGCAGTTCCAAGCTCTAAGGGACTTATTGATTCTGCTATCTGGATCTCTAGCAGTCTTTGCACTAGTTAACTTTCTCTTCATCCCTGACATACGAGCACAGAATGATGCTCTACGAGGATTACCAACTTTCTTTGAAGGTGCCTTAAGATCTGATCCTGGATTTTCATTTTCATAGGATTTTCTTCCTTTCTCATTTAATCCACCTTCTCTATTCTTACCTTCCTTTTTTTGCCATGCTGCAACTTCAATCATAAATTGATTGAAGTTTTTTTGTTCTGTTTTTGTTCTTGGTAAAGGAGAAGAACCTTTTGATCTATACCCATCTGGATTTTTTAACGCAAGATTCATCATATTAGATTGTTTTTGCAACTTCACTTCTCTAGATATTCTATCTTTTCCAGAAACATTGCTGATAGGTTCTTTTTTTGTTATTCTAGTATCAGATGGTTTTGATTCTGAAGAACTTCTAATTCTATCTTTTTCTCTAATTTTATTAAACATTTTTTCTTTTGGAAGAGGTTTCCATCCTTCAGAAACATCTTCATCACTAGACATATATTCTGCTGCAGTATCAATAAAGTCTGCTGCTCTAGTAATCTTGGATTGAACCCAAGCAGGAAGTTGTTGATCTCCCCTCTTAACTAATTTTCTTAGAATATCAATTGATCTTTCAATTTGATCAAACTCAACTCTTGCCATATATCCTTCGTCATCTTTCTTCTTTCCAGAAGCAATTTCTTTATGATCCTCATGAATCTTTGATTCATTTGCTGGATGGAGTTTTGCAATACTATATTTGTCCCACATAGAAGGACCCCATGAACATTCTTCTCTCTTCTCATTTTTTCTACAAAGAAGACAATATTTTGTATCTTTTTCGTATTGCTCTTCTGGAGTAGTTTCTTCTTTCATGGGTTTCTGTTTTTCTACTTTTTTAAGTCTTGTATAATAATCTGGCAATTCATCTACATGCTGTAATGCTGTTATTCTTGCTCCACTCTTACTAGTGGTATGCTCGCCTTCAATTTTAGTCCCTATGCGCACTTGCTTAATAATTTTATCTAAGGGCACTTTATGCTTTTTAGAAATTTCCTCTGGGGATCTATATGGTTTTGTAGGACCTTTTGGATCTTTCATATTAAGTATTATTCCTCTTTAGTATTTAGAAGTCCTTGCTTTATAAGTTTAGATAACTCTGCTGTAGATCCAACAAATAAAGAATTATTGACTGTAGTGGGTCCTTTTTGGGGAGAATCTAGATCTTTCATCTTCTTTTGAAGGTCCATCAATTTATCATTAACATCCCCAACTGATTTAATAAGTTGGCCAGCAACTTCATATGCTCTTGGATGATTTGATTGTTGAGCAAGCTCTAGTATGCCATCAATTGCTTCTTGACCTTTACTTATTAAACTATAAAGATTTGCTCTAGTATATTCATAATCCTTTTGGGGATCATCTGGAATTTCTTGTTTTTTTACATCACATGGTTCCACAGAAACAATTTTTGTTTCTATATTCAATGATTCTTCTATTTCACTAAAATTTTCAGTCATAAATTAAGGCTCCACATCAGTTCCTTGGGAAGTGCTAAATGTCTTAAAGTCTTGAAATTCTTCTTTAGTTTCATTGAATCCAAAATCATCGCCAAATGGAATTAGTTCATCATCAACAGAATCTATAATTCCATCATCATTATAATCTTCTAATGCCTTTGGAGTAGCAACATATCTAACTTCTCTCTTGGCATTTTTAATTGCATCAGTAGCATAATCAACTTGAACTTTTTTAATAAGTCCTTGATCATCACTAGGAATTTCATTGAATAGATATGTTTTTGCAGTAAAGTTTAATGTATAATTTATAATCCTTCTAGTTGTATAATCATTTTCATAATCATCTCTAAATCCAATTCTATTCAATACTACAGGAATATCTCTTTTCTCATTAATTTCAGGAATCATATTAACTGTCACATTAAAAGATGGTTGAAAATATGGCAGTATTTGCTCTATTATTTGCAAAACATCGTCTTGAATTTTTGCAATAATGTTTAGCTCAAATCCAATATTATATGGAACTGGCATAAAAACCTTTCTCATTTGAGATCCTTCTGTGGATAATGAAGTTCTAAATGATTGTATTGCAGCAGACTTTCTAGTAGGATCATAATCTATAGAAACCATTTCAAATGACATTCTTGGTAATGTAGTAGCTATTTTTCTATCTCCAGAAGGATTTTGCTCCAATCTAGCTAGAAACTTTTGAATTGGTCCATATGCTAATGGAACTTTCATTGCAGAAACAGGATTGCCAGCGTCATCATTATGCCTCACTTGAATATTATTAAAGAGAGTGCCAAATGCAACAACTGTTTTGCTGATTGAGTTATGATAAAAATAATTACCAAGCATTTTAAAAATTCCTAACTATGTGTATTTAATAATTTATTTTTTATAATATAAAGTTTGCTGTCTTGGCCAAACTTGTCCAGAGACACTTCTACTTTTAAAAGTTGGTCTTGGTTGAAGAACTCCAGAATCATTTCTGTCTTTTTGAAAAAATACAAACTTATTATCTGATCCTTGAAGTGAAGTGTCGTCAGTATATGCTGCAGTGATAGTAATTGTTCCAGACATAGTGGAATGGAACTGGCAGATATAATAATAAGTTCCGGGTTTTACTCCATATGTATTCCATGTTACTGTATCGGATTCACTTCCATTTCCCGTTATGGTTCCAGTAGTAACTGCACTTGAAGTTCCAGTAACTTGTGCTGTTTTAATCCAAAAAGGATGCCCTGGAGCATTTACATTAAAGACAAGGATTGATCCTTCTTGAGCAGTTATGGAAATATCATTGCCAGAACTATATCCAGAAAACACATAGTTACTAGTTCCATCATTGGTCACATCCCAAGTAAATGTATTTCTCCCTGTTTCAGTGATTTGATTTGATTTTGCATAATATTCTATATAATCAACTGCATCAGATTGCTTCATTCTTGGATATTGCTCTAGTACAGATGCAAGCACTCCACATACTTGTGGAGATGCCATGCTAGTTCCATCATATTTTCCCAGTTTATATGCAGAATCTCTAGGATCATTTACTGTAGTAATAGATCCACCATAAACTACTCCATTATGAAGACAGGAAATGATATTATCTCCAGGAGCATAAACATTAACTCTTGGACCACAATTACTAAATGTTGCCTTAGATTCATTAACTAGTGCACTTACTGCACCAACGCATATAGAATTTCCTGAAGATGTTACATAATTTCCTCTACTATAATTCATAATAAATCCAGACCAAGTTATAGTATTATTATAGTCTGCTCCTCCAGGAATATCTATTTTTGTTGAGTCATTTCCACAAGCTCCAACAAATATGACTCCATCTGCTATGGTATCTTCTACATCTACAATTAAAGCAGTTATCAAAGCTGGAATGTACACATTAGTTGCATCATAATATCTAAGTCCAACTGAATTAAATAATCCATCAGTAAATGATGAAGTATAACTAGTTCCTCTCCAATTGATATTTGTTATGGATGATCTAGGTACTTGATAAAATGCTGCCCAACTATTATTGCAAATTGTAGGGTTTTTTATGCCTAATGCTGGATTTATTGATTTAGTGTTATGGAAGGCTCTAATATAATCAAAGATATAAGTGGTCCCTGATGCTAAAGAATTTAAACTTGAAACATAAGGATTTATATTATAAATGTTTACATCTCTTGCCCACCCTTGAGTATTTCCAGCTACAGATCCTGCAACATGCATCCCATGATTATTATCAGCAGTTAGTGCTTGATTTGCAACATTAGTGTATGGAGTATACACATAAGTACCATTTGCACCTCCAGTAACTAAAGAAGTTAATGAATACCAATTAAACTGGTTAACTCTAGTTCCACCAGTTCCATCTGGGTTTTTAGCAAACTCTGGATGATTTGGATCTATGTGTCCATCAACTAAAATAAAATCTACGTTCCTTCCAGAACTAGTTAAATTAATTGTTCCTGATACTTGGGTAGTTCCATTACTTCCCCAATTACTTCTTTGATCCCCCTCTACACATCTTAAAAGAGACCAGTTTTTTTGGTTAGTTCCTGAGCCAGCACTTTTATTCCACTCAGTTGATGTTTGAGTATATACAGGTTTTCTAACGATATCTGTTAATATAGATGCTGGGCATATGTCAAGAACTCTGTCATCTTCTTTTAATTTTTTTACTTCAGTTTCAGTAAGATTATAATGAGTATTTCTACTAATTGGTCTTCTTAATGAACATTCAACTTCTCTCTCTGGAACAAATTCTGTCCCTCCTGGAGTTTCCATATCATCATAAAATTGCTCCAACTCTTCATGAGATGCTAGAGATACAATGTATTCTTTCATTTTAGTTCTCTAATTGAAGTAGAGTTAAAGTAACTGTTATTGCTTGCTGAGAACCACTCTTATTATAAATTTTTGCATAAATGTTTCCAGATACAGAAACATCATTATTAAATCCTAAAGCTCCTGGACTTATTAATTGAGTAGATGCCCCTGTAGTTATTATTTCAGCAACAACTCCAGATCCTGGTAATGGATCTGTTCCCTCAGTTCTAGTAGAATCTAAATCTCTTGATGTTGTGTCAGTATAAAGTGTAACCCATGCAGCAACAGAAGTTTGAATTTTTAACAACAAATATGATTTAAATCCAGATATTATTACATTAGAAGAAGAATTTGCATTTAATGTTGGGGTAGTAGCTGAAGCAGTAGTCCTTGATTGCAAACTACTTCCACCACCTCCACCTCCAGAAGGTCCTTGTGGACCTATTGCCCCACTAATCCCCTGAGACCCCTGTGGACCAACAATACTAGATCCTTGAACACCTTGTGGACCTAATGTTCCAGAAGTTCCCTGGGGTCCTCTTAACCCAATAGGACCTTGAGGACCTTGAGCTCCTGCAGCAGCATTTAAAGTTGTTCCATCCCCAAAGGTAGTATAAATTTCACTAAAATTGCTATTAATTTTGGTAGCACCTTGGAATAAACTGTCTCCAGTTCCATCATTAGGTGTAAACCCAGTAGATATTGTTTGCCTAGACATTATGTTGACAGTTTATTTTTATTTAGTTAAACTTCCCCAAATGGGTTTACTTCACTAAAGTCTATTATAGAATCTGCTTCTGATTCTATAACATCTCTATTGTCATATGCAGATTGCAATTCATATGTTTGGTATAACCTTAAGAAATATCTTGCACTTGATGCTGCACCAACAACTACATCGCCAATAGCAAAATCTGTTGCCATACCAGATACTTTTAATATCTTAGTATCAGAATTCCAATCTTTAACAAAACCTATAGCCCCAGAAATAGATCCAGAAACTTGTTCTCCAAATATAAAGTTTCCAGAAGAAATAGTAGATCCTGCAGATATAGTTATGGTTGGTCTAGTAGTGTATCCAACCCCAGCATTTACTATTCTAATAGTTGAAATGCCACCAGAAGAATTTAAAAATGCTTCTGCAATAGCAGTTGTTCCACCAGATACTGGAGAAGAAAAAGTAACTGATGGTGGTTGCACATATCCAGTTCCTGGATAAGTTACTGTAACTATACCAATACTTCCAGTTGTAGATATGCTAACCCTTGCACTAGCTCCATATCCACCCCCACCAAATAAAGATAATGCTGGTGGATTTGATGCTGAATAACCAAGACCTGCATTTTGAATATAAACTTTCTTTAAACTTTTTCCTCCAGTCAGTCCTCTAGATTCTGACATTATTCCAACAGCAGAAGCTCTAATACCAGAATATGGTTCTTCAATCACAAATGTTGGAGATGATGCATATCTATATCCCCCACTAATTACATCTATCTTTTGAACTGCTCCATTAACTAATCCAGTGTATGCAGTTGCAGTAATTCCCAATCCTGCAAGGGTTAATTCTGCTCCATACCCAATGGGTTTCAGCATCTGGTCTACACTTTCAATTCCAGTAGATACTTCATCATCTTCAAATTCATATAGTTCACACTTTAATTCATACACATAATTTTTTTGAAGTTGATAGAATGGTTTTCTATTCTCTACATACTTAATTTCCATTAAACTATCAGAGAGGGGGATGTAAATTAAATCCCCTTCATTAGGTCTTAATGGATTTTTTACATTGACTATTGACTTCATTAATTCGCCAACATAAGTATCAAATCTTTCCTTTGATACTATAAGACTCATTTCATCAGTAATTTTAACTCCAAATTTAGACATTAAAATACTATTAGAATCAAAACCTTCATAACTCATTAAATATGCTTCTATAGGAAAAGCATTTTTGAATTTTGAAAATAAAACATCTCTAATAACCTTTCCCTGAGAAAAGATTTGTCTTGGCATATAATAAACTTCTATGCCATACATTTTTAATTGTTCATTTACAAGATCTTGTAATAAACCTTGTTCTGTATTTGTGCCTTGAATGAAAAATGGATTTAACATATTATCCTATTAGATCCATAGGTGGCTCTTCATACTCTAACATCATTCTGTCCTTAATATCTTGCAATTCTTTTACTGCATCATCATATATTTGTCTTCCATTAAGTTCTACTCCTCCTGGAAGTTTTACTCCTTGGAACTTAATTAAATTCTGTCCCCATTGCTTTTTAATCAATGAAGTCAAATATTTTTTTAGAAAAGAATCATTCCATACATTAGTAGATTCTGATGGATCTAAAATTCTATAGCATTCTATGAGGAGATATTGGTCTTCTTTAACAGCATCCCAACTCATATCAATATAAAGTCTATTCTGTCTTTTATTAAATCTCAACTGTCTTTGTGGATTAACAATCCAATCAATATCTTCAAGATATCTTTTAGTTACATAATAGTTCAACATTTCAGTTGAACTAAACCAATATATGTCATTTAAAAATAATTGATAATTTACATTAAAAAGATTAGATGCAATTGTTCTATTATCTATTTTAAATACTTTTTCTATACCAATTACAGAATCTGGAACTGGAATATAATTACTATTCTCTTCCCAACCAAAAGATCCTATTCCAGTAGTAACAGTAGTAGTTACTATTCCTGTATTAAAATTTCCACCTTTTGATCTTCCTCTTTGTATATCGTTTTCTGTCAGTTTGTATTTAAGAAACATTCTTTGAACTCCATCAAAATGTCTCTCTTGGAAATATTGAAGAGCTTCATCTACTCTATCATCTAATTGTTCTTCAGCAACATTTATTTCAAGAACAGGGGCACCAAGTTGCCTCAGGCAATAATCAATCAATTGTTGTCTTGATGCTGGTTTTGCCATTATTCCAATACTTTTCTAACTATTTAGATCTGGGAAAGCATTAGCAATTGAAACTAAAGATTCTTGCTGTTTCAAATATAGTTTGACATAACATTTACAAATATTTTTCATTAAATCTATATTAGTACAAGTATCAAGTTCTCTTGAAATTTTTTCAAACTCAAATAATTTATTAATACTTTCAAGTTTTAATTCTTCATGATCCATTAATTAAATCCTTTAATAAACATTTTATTTCATTAATAGAAGATTTTAATTTAAATAATTCAGTTTCAAGATTATCTACTCTAACTTTTTCTGAAATCTTTCTATTCTTTAACATAGTATAATGATCAGATGAAATAGAATCTGTATTAATAATTGCATTAGTTGAAAGATCCCTTAACAAATTTGGGTGTCCTTCAACTTTTGCATATTTTGTGTTGTTATGTATCATTTCAATGCAATTGCTCTCAGATCTTTAATTGTTGGGAAGGTTGCTTGTGATATGCTGCTTCCAACAATTTTAATTTGGAATCCAGTAAATGTTGGAAGATTATCTGCAGTGAATGAATAATCTCTATATTCTCCCAATCTACTTGATGGAACATTTGAGTCAGGTCTTCCATCATTATCATCTTCATCTACGACTCTTCCATTTACATCTAGGTTTAAGTATCCTGGGAATAGTTGCCATACTTGATCTTCATCTGCAACATCATTCCTAAAGATTTTATATAAAACTCTGAAGTCTGAATCAGAATCTCTTATTGCAGCACAAAGAACTTTTAATGAATTTGCACTTTCCTGAAGATCTATTCTAGTTGATATATGGACAAATGAATGTGGATCATTCAAATTAGAATTTACTCTAGAATCTGTTGAGTATGAGCTAATTCCTACTGGTTGATTGATTCTATTGATTTCAGTAGAGACATAAGTTTGCTCTAAATCAATTAATGGGGATATTTTAGTATCTTGAGTGTTTAAAGTTAATTCTAAAGTAAATGATTTTGATCCAGGGAATTCAGTAGGATTGATAAAATCAGTTTCATTTTCCTTTGATGCAACCATTCTAACTGTTGGGAACACAGTAGTTTCATTCACATCAATATCTTCAAATCCTTGATCAACATAAGACACCTCTTGTCCATCAACACTAGAAGATGAAATAGTTCTAATTCTTCCAGAAACAGAAGTCTTATTAAATGAAGTTGTAAAAACTTCATTGATTGAAAGAGTGTTAAACTGTTGATTCTTTGAAGCATATACATCAGAACCTCCTCCAGATTTTATATCAGTAAATGTGCTTCCTGCAGAAACTTGAACATAATAACTATCTAATGTTGGTTTTGGCGAAGAAACTACAGTATGAGTAGTATTAATCTTAGTTAATGGAACATTATTAAATTCATACTTATATACTAATGAATTTATGTCATGAGGTAAACTTATAGTACCAAACTGAGATCTAGTAATATTAAGCAATTGATTAGATGTAACTGCCTCATATCTAATAATCTCATCGTCAATTTTTATGTATCCTGGATTCGTTGCATTAACTAAAGAACCATTATATGTACCAAATATTAATGTATTTCCTATACCAATTGCTCCAGTATCAGTAATTCCATAACCAACTGTTAATTTTTCGGGAAGAATATCACTTTGTACTCCTATAATTTCAACTTTACTCCCCACTGCATGTAAACCATGATTTGGGTGAAACACTAACATGTATCTTCCATTATTTACAGGAGATTCTCCTAAAGTTGAAATTGCAACTATAGGATTATTTTGAAGATTTCTTTCTTGAGATCTTGTTGATATTTTTGCATTATAGAATCTTGCAGTTGCAGAATTTGAAATGAACTCTGCTCTCTTTAATGTAAATTTAAGATCATCTTCTGGACTTGGAACCCATGTGGCACCATTTTGAGACTTGAATAAAGTTCCAAGAGATGGTTGTTTATTGATAATAATTTTACCAAGTTGATTTTGATTTGCAGTGCTAATTTCAACTTCTCCTATTCTAGAATGCCATACTGTATAAGCATCAGAATCTGATAGCAATACTATTGCATATTCTTTACCACCTTCAAGTCTTACCAAAGTATCAAAAGTAAATGTAGTTGAGGTTAATCCATTAGTACTAGTATTAACTTGGTTTGGTAGTAATACTTTTTCTAATCCTCCCAGTCCTCCTACTATACTATTTGATCCTCCTGGATATCCATTTACAGTTTCTCTTATTTGTAAAGTTACTGGAACTGAGGAATCTTTTTGTGCAAAGAATACATCTACTGAAGTAGGTATGATTCCATTTTCATCATCAACTACAAAAGTTTGAGCAAGTGGATCATAAAAAATGTTTCTAACAGTTGTAATTAAAGTTCCAGCAGTAAAATAAGAAGTTTCTGCTGAACTTGAAGTTTCTCCTGGAATACCTAATAATGGTTGAGAAGTTTCTAACTTAGCTGTAACTGATCCACTGGTCAGTGCATTTGGAGGAATCCAAATTGAACCCTGAACAGTACCATTGTCATCAGTAATTAATCTGTTATCTAATATTATAGCTGATGCTTTACTGGTTAATCCATATACTCTAGAACCTTTCTTAACATTTCCCCAATACTGAGATGGGAAAGGTTGAGCTAAGGTTTCTATATCTATGTTTAAGAATGAAGATTGGGGTCCATATAGAGTAGAAATTCCTACAGTTGGAGAATATGGATTAACTACATACTTTGTGGAAGGATTATCTATTGGACCTTGTTTGTGATTTGGTGCACATAATCTACAAACACAAGTATCAATTCCATTTGTAATATAAATTGTTTCACCAACTTGGAAAGATCCAGAAACACTAGTTATTTCTATCAGTTTTGGAAATACTGAAGTAGATCCTTCTGAGAAATTTAATCCCCCAAATACAAAATTAAATCTAGTTGTTGGTTTTAATCTAGTAGCAGTGAACTTAATGTTCCTTGCCCTCATATATGGAATTCTAGTATAAAGAACTGCAGCTACTTCAACCTGCCCACGTCTATTATAATTTGGAATCCATCTATCTTCATTTATATAAACTTGCCAATGATCATATGCTGGGTTTAATTTAAGATTTCCAATCCAAGTAGTAATGTTATATGGGTTTACACTAACTACTCTACTTGCAAAAGGTTGCTCAAAATATTTTACTTCACTATAATTTAGTGATAATATAGTTCCAGTTCTTTTAATATTATTTGATGGAGTATCATTTATATTAATAGTTTCTATGGAATACTCACTGTCAGATGTTAATAGTGATAGATCTATTCTATTGCCTTCTTTTTGTGGACTTAAAGTTCCATCTGAAATATCTGCACTGTAAGAAGGATCTTGAGTATTTGATGCTGAATAATCTCTAAAGCTATCTACAAAAAATCCAGATTTAAATCTATTAAGACCATTTTCATCCTCAATTAATAAATTTTGAGTAGATGTTTCTAATAAGGACAATGTAGTATAGAATTCTAATCCTGTAACTCTATTTTCAATGTCTCTCAAATCGGACATTGTATATCTCTTATTGTCCTTAAGAACTACTATAATTTCATTTCCAGAATTTATATCATAAACATAAGGAGAACTAATTATAGTAGCTACTTCTAAAGTTTCTGATGAAACTGATGGTGCAATTGGAGTCTCACTTGGATCCCCAAAAACAATATTAAAGTTACCTTCTCTATCTAAAATTAATTTGTCAGTTCTTGGTAAGTAGAAATCATAATCAAAGATAATACTTTCTCCTGATGCCAGTATTTGAGAAGAATTATTGCCACTGGAATTAAATGATCTTGATGTAAAATCAAAAGGACTTAACTTAGTTTCAATAATATAACTACCAACTCTAGGTCTGATGTCTATAGTATCAGTATTTCTTATACCATCATATGTTGGAATAGACTTTCCATAAATGAAGTTTGGATAACTATTGACTGAAATTAAATCTCCAGAATCACTAGGTTCAAAACTAAAGTAATCAAAATAAACTTTTAATCTTCCAAAAGGTTCTTTTGAAGATAGTTTTCTTACTATTCTAGAATAATCATAATATTGCTTCCTTTGTCCATTATCTAAAGTAAATTCATCTAGTATATTTTTGTCTCCATATTCAACCACTCCAACAACTGCACTAACTCCACTTTCTTTAAATCTTACTGTTTCAGATACTTGAAATGTTTGTTGAGTTTTATAAATTAAATAAATTTGAGTTGATCCTCTTTGCTCTGCATATACTGCTACTGCTCCACTGGTTTCTCCTACAAGTAGTTCACCTACTATCAAATCAGTGGTTGTGCTGCTTGGACTTTCAATTCCAGTTAAAGCTATCCAAGGTACAGTTGGTGCTGAAGTATTAGATGATTCATATACTGCTTGTATTTGAATTACATCTGGAACATTTAAACTAATTTGAGTGTCTTCTACTCTTACTCCATAGATGCTGGTATATCCCAATCCAACATTTTTTGGAGTGGAATATTTTGTTCTATCTATTGTTATTGTAGAGCATCTATTTAACTTCTTCTGTTTTGCAGTAACATTAGATTTAATCTGAGTAGTTATTACTCTACATGGACCAGCAACAGCACTCAAATTAGTAAATTCAGCATTTTTGCCACCATTAGTTATGGTAAAAGTTGAATTTGTTAAATTTTCAAGAGTGCTATTTGCATTTACTACAATATATCTTTCTTCGTCAAATCCAGAATAAACATAATCAGTTCCAGAAAGAGATGGTAAAGTTAAAGTTGTTCCAGACTTAGTAAGACCACTATATTCTCTCTTTACATAAACACTGGAATTTAAAAAGTTTACATTTGAAATATTAGAATTATTTAATTGGGAATATAAAGAAGATTCTTCAGGATTAAATATTTGAGGTCTCTTTAAATTTAAAGTTTGTAGTGAGTAAGTTCCCACTCCAATATTTCCACTACAAACATTGGTTACTGTGGAAACCCCAGTAACTGTAATTTTGTTTTTTGTGGCAGCAATAGAAACTATCTTAGTAAAGATAGAGTTTACTGATCCTGAAGTATCATATGAAATAATATCTCCAAGTTTCAAAATTCCTGCAAAAGTATCTCCATTGTTTTTTGTGATAGTTGCTATTCCAGTTGGAGAATAAACAGAAACATCAAAAGGTCCAACTAATGAAGTAGTTTCTGTTAATACAGTATCACATACAAACCCATTTGAATCTGAAATTGATTTAACATCATTAATAGAATAATCAGTTACAGTTCCAATTGAATTGCTGCTTGATATCCCATCAAATATTAGAGTTTCATTTTTAGAAAACTTACCAGATACTTGATATAAAGATAATTGATTACTAGAAACTGATTTTACAAATCCTGATGCGCTAGTATTTGATCCTTGTACATAGGTTCCAACTAAAACTGCAGATGTAATTCCAGTTGTTGATACTATATTAGTATATGTTTGAATGTCAAAAAGTCTTAAATTAAATTGACTTGATGGATTTTCATAAGAAGTATTGTTTGATTCAAAATCATAAACTCTAGCAAATCCAATCGTGGTGCCAGTAGACACTTGATTTTCTAATCTAGAATCATATAATGATATTATTCCAGTTGTAGTTAATCCTATCTTAGGAGAATTTATTACATTATTGACTCTTAAAACATCTCCAGCAAAAAACGTAGTAGATGAGGACTCTACTGCTTTTGTAGTTCTTGGTTTTGGATAATCAACAATAGTTTCTACAGTATCTACTTCATACCCTTTAACATATGATTTTCCTGGAGAAATTCTTAATACTGCTAAATCATCTGATGGAACTGATCCACTAGATGTTTTTTGCCCATCAGAATAAATTCCGTTATTTCCATATCCATTATTTAAAGATTCTAAAGCGCTGACAAAATATCCAGTGATTGAATAGTTTCCAGACTCATCAAATGTTCTTCTAGCTAAAACATCAGTTATGAAGGTCTCTTTAGTATCTGCTTTAATTTTTCTTACTATTCCATTCTCTACTCTGAAAAGTTCTACAAAATCATCATCATTATAATCATCTACTGATTTTTTTGATAATGATAATTTAATAGAGAATCTATCTGCTCCAGGAGCTGCAAAATTAGAAAATCCTTGAGCATTATCATTTAATGATGAATCATCATTAGAGTCATTTATAATTTCTGAAATACTTAGACCTACTCTATAAGTAGGGGTATTCGTGTATTGATCTAATATAATAGTTTCTTTTTCTACATTTACGAAGTATCCTCTGATAAAGAATACTCCTTCTTCTATTGATGCAGCAGAACCAACTGAGGTTGCATTTCTCCCAATAGGATTTGCTATACTTGCAACAGATTCTCCAGCAAAAATAAATCCAGCCCCTAATATAATGTCTTCTGTTGTTGTAAGCTCTTCTCCATTTTCAAATAAGTCAGTTTCAAAATTATCAGGAGAAGAAGTTTGATATTTTACATATAATGTAGTATTTTCTTTATCAGACTCTGATCTAGACAGAACCTTAACTACTTTAGCAGTTATTCCTGTAATAGATCCTCTTATTGTTTTTCCAACTAATTGATTAAAATATTCTTCTACATCAAGACCTTTAAATGTATTATTTAATTCTATTGCATTGTATGCAGAATCATAAGAAACTGCTCCAGGAACTACAACTCCACCGTTACTAAAAAATTTACTTCCAAATCTTTCAATTTGATTTTGTAAAATTGATTGTAAAGTTGTTAATTCCCTTGTCTGTACTGTAACACCTGGCTTAAAAAGAACTTTATAATAGTTCTTAGATGCATTGAAGTCATCATAATATGGACTTCTATTTAAATTTGTACTTTGGGGCATTTTCTTAGAATTCTAAAACAATTTTAATGTCTTCTCTTTGCTGTGATGCTCTAGTTACTGAAGATCTATTGTCAACATAGATAATCTCACCACTCTTTATATTTATGTCTGGGCCAGATAGACCTGATCCAAAACTTTGTCCAAGATAATATGTAACTGATCCAACAGTTACGGAACTTCCAGTAAATGTAGTATCTATTGTGTATAAATTACTTCCTATTTGAATTGGAGTTGAGTTATCAAATTCATTTTGATCATATGTTGTAGCAGATTGAATGCCACTTACACTCTTAGAATAATTATAATCTATTGTAACTACGTTTCCCGTAACATAAGTATCCATGTAATTAGTTCTAGGTTGAATATATCTTAGAACTTTTGTTGTTGAATCAAAACTAACTAAATTTCCTTGAGCACTTGTTGATGCTTGAGTCATTTTAGAATCTAAAGATTCAGTAATAGTAGATGCATTCAGCTTTGCAGCATATACTCCAGATCCAGTGCTGTCAGTAAAAGTAGAATTAGATCCAAAAGTTTTAACATTTTTAATTATACCAACTCTTGAAAATTGATTTCCTACTATAAAATCTGGATTAGTTGAATCATTCTCAATTCTACTATAAATTAAAACTCTATTTGAACCCAATTCATTGTAAATATCTCTACCATGTCCACCAGTTGGAGGAATTATGACATTAAAAATTGCTTTTTCTCCACTTAATGGTGGAATTATTGAATCTAAATCTAATGTTGCATAAGTATATTCAAATCCACCATTAGTAACTTCAACTGAAATAGGTTTTGACTCTTCATCAAAAGTTACGCTAGCTTCTCCACCAAATCCATCTCCTTTAATTGGAACTCCAGTTAAAGTTCCAAAAAAATTGTACTGTGCTTGTTTTTCAATTAAAATAGTTTCAATTCTTCCATTGAATGAATTATTTCTAATTCTAGATATTTCTGCATTGGTAGTAGTTGTCCAGTCATTTGGAACACTAATGTAATCTGTAGAATCAAATTTTAAAACATCTGCGGGATTTAATGTGTACAAATATTTCCAAACATACCCATCACTCTCTTTTCTTGGTGATACGTCTGTATGAATAGGTTCTTCAGTAGAGATTACTCCTTTGTTTTCATTAGATGGGGCAGAACCATTACTAATACAAATATAGACTCTAAACTCACTATTAATAACATAGTATAAAGAATCATATAGTCTAGTAGCTGAAGTCACTGGAGATATGTTATAAACACTATAGTCGTGCCTATACATATCATATTTTCTTCCACCTATCCATTGATTTTTGGGGATTACTCTAATTATATCAGAAGCAGTAATCTTTTTAACACCAAGTATAGTATCTTTATAAGAATTTAAATATAGACCACTATCAATAGGATCTGGAGGAACATTATCCCAATTAGAATCTAATGCAGATGCATTTGGAAGACCTAAGAATATGTAATAACTGCCAGTTTTTACATCATTTATAAAATTGGAGCAGTTTAGTAATCTTAAGTTATCAGTTATAATTGCTGACATTTGATATTATACTTTATTGTTATTTATTAGCTGATCCTATAAAAAGTTAAAGGAATAGTGTTGATTCCTGCTGGTGAACTTGAATATGATGTATCCCCAAGATAATTAGTAGAAATTCCTGGAGATCCTATATTAATAATGCTAGATCCTATTGATACAATAGTTACTCCAACCCCAATGTAAGACCCCTCTACATAATCTCCAACTTGAACCAAACTACCAATTCCTGCATTGGTATTAATTCCAATTATATTTGTACTTATTCCACTGAATGATCCTGGAGATGTACTAATAGCTACTGTAACTATTCCAACTGTAGTGTTTATGAATAATTTTGATATACTAGTTATCCCAGATCTCCATTCTGATCTAGATTTACTAACTATTTCTCCATTAATAATCTTATCCGCTACCTGAGGAGTCCAAGAAATAGATCTAAATTGAGAAGATTCTTCAGACAATCCAATATTTGAATATACTTCAGTTCTTAGTGTGTCTGAGCTTACTACTCTCTTTGCGGTTCTATCTAACTGTTCAAATGGAGGAGCCTCAAAAATATCTCTTTGTATTCTTAATTTATCACCCTCCTTAACGTCAGTTTGACTTTGGAATAAATTTGCATCTCCAAAATATCCAAAATAAAAATAAACTTTTACTGTGCTTCCTTTAGCTGGTGCTTCAGTGAATACAAGTTGAGACCCTCCTGGAAATGTATATGATTTATCAGGTATTTGTAAAATATCATTAATAAAAACTAAAAGGTTGTATGATAAATCTATATCAGATCCAGGATCTGATTCCAAACTAGTTCTCCTAATTTCTCCATCTATTGTTTCAGTTAAAACAAATACTTTTCGTTTACCATTTACTTTATCAGTAAGATCATTTAATTTGTACAACTGTCCAATATTCCAAGCAGCAAAATCATCCTTTGCTACCTCATTTATAGTAATTTTTAACTTATCGTCTTGGGTTTGTGTTCCAACTCCAATAGTCCCAGATGGAAATAGTACATCTTCAGTTTTATAATTATATCCACGATTAGTAAATATTAAATCTTTTATTCTTCCTTCAGGATCAATGTCAAAAGAAACTGAAGCTCCTATTCCAGTAGAAGATCCAGATAATGGTATATTTTCATACGGAGAAGGTGCATCAAATTTAGCAGTATAGAAGAATTCAAATTTTTCTACAGTTACTCCTGAGTTGTGAAGCGTTCCTACAGTATCAAATTGACCTCTTACAGTTCCTGTTAATTGACTAGTTGAATTATTAATTCCAGTATATTGAATTACTTCATTTTCAATTTTAACAAATCCTGGGTTTAATAAATTAACCGGAGATCCTCTAAATGATCCAAATATTGATGTTGTTCCAACTCCTATTGGAGTTCCGTTTGGATCTAATGCATTAATTGTGGTAGTTAAAGATGTTGAAAGTCCATTATATCTGTACCCAGACCCTCCAGTTAAAACACCAACACTAGAGATTAAACCATCTGAATTTGGAGTTGCAATTGCTAAAGCTCCACTACCATAACCCTCCCCATCTTCAAACTCAACATAATATGTTGTAATTCCAGATCTATATCCAGATCCAGGACTTCCAATAATTACTGATGTTATAGTTCCAGCAGAGGACACTACAGCTACTCCTGATGCAGGTCTTAATGGGGAGTAATTCAATCCACTTGATATTCCATATCCAACTATAATTCCCCCTCTTGGAAGACCTTTTACATTAACATCATAAGTTTTAGATGCTGCTGATCCTTTAAAATCTATAAAAGTTTGAGTTGGAGTGCTGCCAATACCAACCTCTCTATAATCAAATGCTTCACTAGATTCTGGATATTGGAATACATTGTTGACCAAAACTATTCCATTATCGCTTGTGATTCCAACAGTACTTATTCCAGAAACTTTTAATTCAAATGAACTTGTTATTCCTGTAAATTGTTCTGATACATCATCAAATACATAATTTCCATCATAATTTGATCTTAAAAATACTCTTCCATGAAAACTACTATTTTCTCTTGGAAGGACTAAGAAAAGTTGGAAATCTTGCACTATAAATTCATTTCCAGTATTAGTAGAAAATTCTACAAAAGCACCATTAAATGAATCAAATAAACTCTCTGCAAATTGGAATGTATTATTGGAAGATCTAATTAAATAATATATTCCTCCATTTGTAAGTTCTACTGGTGGATTTTCGGAATAAAATACACATTGTGATCCTGTAATAATTTCATCACTAAAGTATGAGAATGAATCAGTTTCAAAATCTATACTTGAGACAGGAACAACTATATTAATTCTTTTTCCTTCTAATGGAGCATCTGCAAAATAAATAATGTCCCTGACTATATTATAATTTCCAGATAACACGCTTAGATAGTCATTTTTTATAGAATCATTAAAGTTAATTTGTGGAGTTCCCATCACACCAGTACCCCTAGAAATGGATACATTATATCCGGGATATGTTCCAGTTTGTAGTTGATAATCAATAGCAGAAATTTTTACTATTTCTGATTTTATTTTTAAAAATGATCCTAATTTAACATTTTTTAATTTATCTATTCTTAAAGATGTGTTAGTATAAGTTGATATTGCTACTGTAGATCCAACTGAAATTGGAGATTGAATTACATTGTCTATAGATATTAAAGTTTTAGAAGTTTGTTTTTCAGCTAATAAACTATGAACAGTTCCAATTCCTAAAGTATTAATATTTACATATTCTCCATCTAAAGCTAAACTTGAAGCTAATGCAACTCTAATGTTATCTTTGTCTAAAACTATTGGATAAACTACTGTTGGTAAGAACGTACCTATTCCACTAGACCAACCTGGACTTAAAGTACTTATTCCAATAGAGGTGCCAGATCCACAATTATATACTAATTTTTCCCCAGTCTTGAAGAAATGATTTATTATTTTTATTTTGTCTGAAGTTATACCTACTACACGAGAGTCTGATCCATCAAATGTTTTATAAAATATGGGATCTCCTTCATGTCTCAATGGAAATGAAGTTCTTCCATAGATTGAAGGAGTATAAATGGCACCAATGTCGTTAGCTGGCATTTTTAGAAATATTTATTAGATAATTAAGTGTTTGGATTTAGAACGCTCTTTTCAAGATATCTAAATCTATAGGTAGCTGAAACAGTGGGATTAAATGTTAATACGTACTCACTAGTTAGAGGATTTAATATGGTTTCAAAGTCTAATTCATCTTGTGGGAAGTCTCCAATTATTCCATAAACTGTGTTATTAGAATAATCTTGGAAGTGAAGAGAATTTATTTGAACTAAAGATTTTTGAGTACTTAATCCTACAGTTTTAGTAGCTTCGATTATATATTTTGTTGCTGCATATGCAGAACTTACTGTAGAGATTGATACAGCACTTGATCCAGTATATATTACTTGGTTACTTCTAACTCTACTCAATTCTTTAATTTTTTCATTTGGAACATCATAAGTATTGGTTATAAAGTTAAAATTAGTAAATAAAGTCACTCCAATTCCAGTTGGAGGTGTAAATGTAAATTGTATATTTCCAGCACTAGTGGTTATACCAAATACTCCAAGTTCCTTATATTTTTGTTCTGCAAAAATATTATAATCTATGATGTTGTTTTGATTTTTGACAAAACTTATCTCAAATGCATTTTCAACTCTTTTTGGAGCTGAAGATATTCCCAAAAATACAGACCCAGCAACACAATCTGATAGAGGAATACTATAGAAAGTACTAGTAGCTGGTGATGGAGTAGATGTATATATTCCAGTAGATTCTACATTTCTAATATATCCAAAAGAAGTTGTGGCAATCCCAACAGAAACATTTGCAGTTTCTTTAACTGCTCTAATAGCATAACTATTAAATATATTCCTTGGAATAAAGTTAATAGTTATTTCATCTCCATTAGTAGGACTGATTGCTCCTTGAATGTCTCCTAAAGGAAGAGCAGCTGCTCCACTTGAAGTGAAGAAATCATAATAATATCCATAAGATGATAAATTTATAGTATCATTATTTCTAGTTACAAATAAATCTAATACTTCAGGTTTTACAAATTCTCCAAAGAATGATGAAGTAGCTCCAATAAAGAAGAAATACTTTAATACAATATTTTCAGTAGTATCTACGTCATCTAGAGGGACTACAACAAATGGAGCATTATCAGTATCAAATAATGAGGAAATATCATCAATAGAAAGAACTCTATTTTGAGTTGATAAAATATAATCTGATAATTTTCTAGTTTTAAATTTAATGAATTCAGAATATGCACCTTCACTTTCGTCAATATCTTCTTCAACAACTAAATCAAAGTTTGAAATGGTATTTACTTGAGAATATGATGTTAATACAACATTAACAGAAGATGTAAAATCGGATTTAACTTTTAAATCATTATTAGTACTTCCAATTCCTACTATTTGATTAGACTCAATACTCAAATCTGCAAATTTTTTATATCCAGTAACATGAGATATATCTGAAACTATAGAATTCCAATCAGTGTATGGAATTTTACTCTTAAGTGAATATGAAAACTTTTGATAGTAATCATTATCTGGTAATTTTTGTAAAATGCTGGATAAATTACCTCTAAAATCTTTCCACCCTATTGTTTCTGGGACACTAGAATCTATTGAAAATACTGCAGGGAAATCACCTATATCTGATATAGTTCCTTTTGATTTTGAAGATAACCCAGAAACAGAATCGCCAACAGATAGTCCAGTAGACTTATGAAGTTTCAACACCCTAGTAATTTTATCATTATCTGGATTATCAATAATTTGAACTTCATCAGTTAAAAATTCTGAATTATAAAATTGACTTTCACCTAAAACAGGAGTAATTTTGGCAATATCTGAATAATTTATAACAATTGCATTAAATGTAAGATCTTCATTAAAGATTCCAGGGAATTCATTTACTTCATATCTAACCAAAGCAGCATCTTGAGAATTAAATGCTTGATCTACAAATGTTACTTTAAATGGAACATATTTAAAATCTTTGCTGTTAAATCCTACACCAGAGGTACTTTCTATATTTTCAACGAATATTTCATCACCAACTTTTATTGGCAATGAAGATTCAGTAGTAAATCCAATTAAAGGAGTTTCTAATGTTAATGTTACTTGGTATGGGTCTATTCCAGCAACAGAAGCTGATAGTATTCTAATCCCATTACTATTATCTAATACTAAAATTTCATCGTCAGTAGACTTTAGATTAGATCCTGAATTTAGTATTTTAATTTCATTTATTGAAGTATTTTTTAATATAGCAGTTGCAGTAAATTCTTCTTTAATTAAGTCTTCTGTTCTATTGTATAATTTTAAAGTTGGAGAAGTTAAATACTTTGATCCAGGAGATTGTATAATACAATCAATGACTTCATAGTTATTTGTTAGTTTTATAGTAGAAAATACATTTGAAACTGGTCTTAATGTAGTATCTGTTGGGAAAATTGATTGAGTATTTGTAACTTTAGCGTTCTTAAGTTTTCCTATACTATTGCTAAATGCAAATAAATTAGCACCAGTTCCTTCTTTTGTTGTTATCTGTTTAATTAATGGAAGTTTTTTATAATTAGATCCATTAAACAATACTTTTGCTTTGCCTATTGGACCTTTTACATTTGGTGATTTTACATTATACTTTAATGTTGATAATATATTTGTATATTTTTGTCTTTCTGGTTGAATTGCAACATCAAATTCAAATGTATAATCAGTAGTAGTGCTTATAGAGGCATCAACATTGAATAAGCTATTGTTTACTATTATCTTGTTATAATCCTTTAGAGATATGTCTGGATAAATTTCATCATCAGATGTAATATTTTTTAAATTATAATAAAGAGTTCTTGGGGTAAATTCACTAATGTTTAATCTAAGTTCTGAAGCAGTTTTAATGACTTCTAACCCATTCTCTTCATTTCCAAAATATTCATTATTAAATGAATCATTTGTATAAATTCCAAATTCTTTTCCACTTAAGCTTAATGATGAAGTGTCAAAGGACACAGTATCATTAGCATATACATTAATTAGATCACTTCCTTGAGAATTAATTAATACTCTTTTAGTTATAGTTGAATATCCTACTGTATAATTAGTAACTATTCCAGAAATAACACTAACTTTTATGTTATCATTAACTGATAACCCATGAGTTTCTCCAGTGGATACTTTTACTTTATTTTGAATTGTTGTGCAAGTAGTAACATTTCTTACAGTAGTTAATTTGTGTAATATTCCAGTTCCAACTGATGTGTACTGTAGTATAGATGCTGCATCATTAATTTTATTCTTTTCGTTGACTAATCCAACAATATCTGAAGACAATTTAATTACAAAAAGATCTGATATAGAATCAAGATTTCCTAAATTAGTTACTATACTTGATGCATTTGATTCATATATTACTCTATCGCCAGTTTTAAACTTATTATTTGGTAAATATAATCCCCCATACTGAACGTATTTTGTTATAGATATTCCTACACCCAATGGATATATTGCTAAAGTATTTCCAAATCCTACAGAAGTTCCTAACCCAATAGATACTGATTGAACTGGATTAAAATAGTAAGTTTCATCTAATTGAGTTAATGGATTATCTAATCCTTTATATTCAAATGTAAATCTATTTTGTAAAGGAATAACTGTTGATCCAATTCCATACCCAGGTGATGATGGTTCTCTTAAAACATTTAATAAGTTATTGGTAAGATCTAATCCTATTACTTTAAAAGTTTCACTTTGAATTTTAAATTGATCATCTATATTATATGAGAATAAAGGTTCTTTAACTGATAGTCCAGTAATAATACCAGTAGTAGTTGAATCCGAAAGTGTGCTTGCGATAGAAGTAATTGGATACTCTACATTAATTCTAATTTTTCTAGTACCTTCAATTTCAGAATAATCTGTTGTTGAAATTCCAGTAATTGTAATAAAACTTTGGTCTGCAAAATTATGAGGTATTGTAGTTATACCTAATATACCAGTGTTTATACTTAATAGTTTAACATCTGAAAAAGTATTTGTTGTATACTGTATGGTAGTTATACCTACACCTTCAACCTCTACAACTTCTCCATAAGCACCTACCCCACCAAGATTATCAACATCAAATAATATTTTGTCTCCAATCTCATAATTAAGTCCAGAATCAATAATCTTTATAGCATCTACTTTGCCAGATGATGATGATGTAATTACAGCATCACTTCCTAGAGAATTGGATTCAAATTTAAAATACTCATAATAATTATTTTTGTCTTCTATTCTGTATGGTTTTGTATATTTTACAATGTTTAACTTGTTAAAATCTAAATTTTGATTAAATTTTAAATCAAAATTTTCTTGTTGTGGAGTATATTCATAATTATTTCCTACAATGTATGGAAACGCAGGTACATTATTATCATCTAATGTACAGAAGTACGCATAGATTCCCTCTGGATATTCTGGAGTGATGCAAAATCTTCCATTATTTCTATCTAAGGATCCAGAATTTGTAAAAATATAATCTTCTATACAATCTAAATTAGAAGGTGGACTAATCTTTGATCTAGAATATCCACTCTTCATCCTAACTACACCACCAGTTCCATCTGAATTGGCAAATGAGTATGGACCATAAATTGGACACCCATCATAAGCCCATCCAACTATTGGAGAATGCTTTACTGGAGTGCTTGGTATATTAAAGGATGATCTAAGGTTTTGATCTAAAAAGAAAGTTCCAAAAATATTTCCAAATAAAGAATATTTTTTGCCAAAAATAGTTCCATTATTTAAATTTGAAATTCCTAATTTAGTAACTTCATTTATTGTCCAAGAAGTTAAATTAGCAGAGACCTTTAAGTTCTCTCCCTTAGAAACTACTTGAATAGTTGTATTTGTACTAGCATATCCAACTCCAGGATTTGCTATGATAACATCTATAATTTGTCCATAACTTACTTGTCCATTATAGATTTCTCCATTACTCAATACTGGTTGTAACAGTGCTCCATATCCATTTCCAATAACTTTAAGTTCAAAATTATTAAAATAATTTTCTCCAGCATTTTTAACTATAACATCAATAATTTTTCCATCTTCTATTACTGTAGCAAAAGATGCATCTTTTCCTTCTAAAACAGTAACTGTAGGACGATTATGATAATTTATTACATTATTTGACCCTAAGAACTGTTTAGCAGGTTTAGCAAGACCTCTTTGAACTCTAACTGAGGTAACAGACCCTTCAACTACAGGAATGATTGTAGCACCATATCCAATGACTGCAGATGCAGTTTTTTTAATTTTTCCAAAAACATTAGCAGTAATTGGAGGATATTGTACAAAATAAGTTGTAGCGAAATCTGTGCTGATAATGTTTAATATATTTTTTCCTTCTGGATCAGTAGTCAGTTGGAATCTATCATTATCTAGTTTTAAAATATAATAAATTTGATTTGGTGTTGCTCCATCTAAGTAAGTTCCTTCTACTGTAATTACTACTTTATCTCTAGTATTAAATTGATGATCTATGCTAGTAAAAATATTATCGTATACATTGACATCTTCTGGACCAAAAGATAATTTTTTATATTCAAAGTTAATATTCTGCCCTAAAACATTTACTTTGTCTATTACTTGGATTTTATTCAAAGATTTAAATCTTTGAATTCCTCCACCAGTAGTTCTTATATTGATTAAATTCCTTTCTGCAATAGCATCTTCTTGGTTTAATGCTAATTTAATTGAAGTTCCTGCTCCAATATTTACAGCATAATAGACTGAGTTATTTAATAAAGTTCCATCAGAAACTATAGATCCAATTCCTATTGGAATAGTATTAAAAGTTTCATATACAATAGGCTCACCAGTTATGAATCCATGATTTCTTCCAAATCTTAGATCATTAGTTACGGTATTTACTACTGTATCTCTAGTTGTTGCATTGAATTGAATCTGCTTATCTATGCTCTTCATTTTAACTTGAGCAGATAATTCATCATTATTTCCGCCAGTTATAGTAACTATTGGAGTGTCTTCATAATCATATCCAGAATTTACTACTATTAACTCTTTTAAAACTCCCTTCATTTGAGGAATTAAAAAAGTATCCTGATCTTCTTCAGTTCCACTAAAAATTTGGAAAGATGGGGGATTAATCAGACTATAGTTAGTGCCACCATTTAAAACATCTACTGTCTCAATTTGACCATAATAAATTTTATCATATGATTTATAATTTTGAATTTCTACTCCATTAACAAAAATTCCAATTGGACCTGCAGAAGTTTCAACTTTAGTTTTAGAAAATTCTAGATTCTTTGGAATTTTTTTAAATAACTTTGAAGATGTAAAGTTATTTCCATACAAAGGAGAACTTATAAGAACTATTTCATCTATAGTTCCAAATAAATTACCTTCATTGTCATATTCAAAGAAATTTATTGATGTATTTCCAACATTATCTCTATTTTCAGTCAATCCTAAAGTATTAGAACTTAATCTAGTAACATAATAAGTTACCCCAGTTGCAATTCCAACTTTATTATTGTAATTAGTAGACGTGGTATATGAAACTACCTTTACTGCCTCTCCATCATAAAAATTGTGTGTTCCTACTAATGTAGATACATTAACAGTAAAGGAAAACTCTCTAATATATGGGTTTATTTCATAATCAGGAAGACCATTAGATGTTACATAATAATAATTATCATCTACATAACAATCTTGAATATTAGAAGTAAATTTATTTTGAATATTATTATAAAGTTTGGTAAATGGAGTTGCTTTTGTTTTCTTTAAATTTCTTCTAAATAAAACCTTTTTCCCTAAAACACTAGGATTTGATATTTGCTGAACACTAAATTCTTTAGACAGACTAGTATTTACTGAAAGACCTGATAATATTAAGTCATATCCTTCAGTAGACTGTGCAAAAAGATTTACAGTATCACCTAATTTTAAATTGTGATTATATTTGCATAATGCCAAACCATTTACTACAGAAAATCCTTCTTTAAAATAATTTCTTGTTGTATCAGTTATTTGTGTTGTAGATATTCCAGATGGAATTGTTAATGGATGATTATAATATAAAGATTTTGTAAAGGTGGTATCTACTGTATTTCCTATATTTTCGATCCTAATTGGATCATTATCTAATGCATACAATGTTTCAGATGATCTTATGCCAGATAAAACATTGTTTACTTTTAGTTTGACTATGGATGAAGTATTTCCATCTTCATATGAATATACAAAATTAGATCCATAGATTTCTGATTTTCTTCCAATAACAGTTGTGGAAGTTATTCCAGTTACTTGTGTGAATTGATTATTAGTTTTATCAGAATATGTGTATTCTGTTCCATTGATATTTAATATTCCACTTTGTGGAAATCCTACTGTAGAATCTACAAATATAGTGGTTGATTCAACATCTACATTTTCTACTGAATATGTTTTTGGAGTAGATACAAAAACGCCAGAAATAGACCCTTTAGGACTTATATTATTAGAATACCCAGCAAATATTTTTATCTTATATAATATTTTGTTATCTAATTTAAATGACTCTACTTCATATATTGATCCATTAGCTTCTAATACATTTGAATTATATGGATCACTATCTTGATATAAGGTTTGTCCCTTTATTTTCAGTGGATCACCACTGATTAAATCGCATACAAAAGTTTCTGTTACTACCCACTTATCATCAGATGAAGTAAAGCAAAACTCTCTTGGCTTTATAATTTTTACATCTTCATCATAAAGAACTTTAAATAAAATCTGATATGCTTCGTCTGTTCCTTTACTTTGATAAAATGATTTTGCCTTTGAAATGAAATTTTGGGGATTAATTTTAGAATCCAGTTCTACTTCTTCAAATCCTGGAGTAAACTGATATTTAATTTTATTAAAGAATTCTACTAAAAATAAATTGCTGAGATTAATTACTGAGTCTCCCTCAGAATGAAAATCAGATTCAGTCTTTGAGAATACAAGTACTTCTGGATTATCTTCACTAGAAAGGGATTCTATGCCACTAAACCCCCTAATACATCCTAAGAATGAATTAGTTGTTATACCAGTATATGTTATGATTTCATTATTAATTTTAAATAGACCATAAGAATTAGGCCATCCATTAGTGGATTCTACATAAATTTCAGAATCAATAAAACTTGCATCAGAAGTTAATGTAGTACTTTTTATTAGATTAATTTTATCAAACGATTCTACATTTTTATAGTCGCTTAAATTTTCAGATAGGTCTACTGGTCCACCAGTATACTCTTGTGAAACATAATATTGGTTTAAGAATTCCGAAAAGTTTGGATTTTCTTCTAAAATAAATTCAGGAAGTTGATTTTTGACAACATCTGAAATTTTAATTACTTTCTTTTCGTTATTCATCTTATACTCTTATTATGTTTCTTGTTGAAAAACTTTGTTCTGGTGTAAACGCGCTTCCAGAGGCATTTTCTCCAGAAGATATTAAATCTTTAACTAAGTTTATTTTGCTTTTTCCAATATCAAGTTTCAAATATACAGATTTCTTTGCAATAATATCATTAGATAATGGAGTTGCCTCAATTTCTATAATGTTATTTGGCAAAACAGTGGAAGATACATTTATATTATCTATATTAATTTCTCCAGTAGTATAATTAATTCTACCTACATTTTGTAATCTAGTAATCATTTCATCACCCTCTAATGAAAATAAGAAAAGAGTACCTTCTGATGAATTTTTAACTGCATCTCCAATGTAAACAATAGAGTCTATTCCATTTACTCTAAATCCTGTGCTCCTTATATTACTTTGTGCTGTCAAAACTGCAAATGAATTTTCAAAACATATTTTATATTGAGTAGGTTTATCTATAATTACTCCAACATCTCTTCTAATTTTAATTTTGGTGATGTTGGATGTTATAGAATTACTAGTAGCATCTATAACTCTAAGACACTTACTGTACTTAAACCTTCCTCCAAATTTATTTAAATCAGTAGATTGTGAATACTTCTGTAAAGAACTAGTTACTTTTGCACTTAAATCACTAACTGATCCCACAAAATTAGAATTATAATAAACAACAGAGTCTAATTCCACATAGACTACATTAACATCTACAAAATTAACTTCAATTCCAGCAACTGTATATTTTTTTAGGGATTGGATTATACTTTCTTTAGTACTTTGTGATAAGTATTCTGCATTTTTTGGTTTTGCTGCCACAAAAACTTTACCATAATCTGGTGGATTATTCTCTTCGCCACCATATGCAGTAACTGATTCTATATTTGGATAAATTGATGGTAATAGTGCCTCATAATCAGATGCAGTTACTGCTCTGTATTGGGTAGAATACAGTCTAGGAGCATAGTATTTGATAGATTCTATTGATTGGATGTCATCACCATTAGATGCCACCTCATCAGTGATTAAAACCCCAACATTTGGACTGACATCTACTCCAGTATCAGTTAAAATTACTCCAGAAAAATCAAAACTAGATGCTCCATTACCAGATTTGCCATTTGTGGTGATGTATGTTGCTGAAATTTGATTATTATTACTTAATTGCTTACCAAAAATCCCATCGCCAAAAAATAATTCATATTTTTCATCTGATATTTCTTGAACTAAGAAGATTTGAGAATTTTTATTTATACCAATAATATTATCTACTGCATTATATTCTTCTGTTGTGGTAGACTGTGCTGTTTCTTTTACTGATACCCTAATTGTAGAGGTATCTATGTAAGGGTTTGGAAGAATATATTTTTGGTTTGGTTGAGAATTATCTACAATAAATGTCTTTGAAAGTAAAGTCCCTTCATAAATTTCAATTTGTGAGAATACAGCCTCATTGTTTGAAATTCCTACAGTAATATCTTCTGGGATTGAAAAGATATAACTTGTGTTATCTAAGTTACCAGTACAAACAATTCCTTTCTTTAGGGTTATTGTTTTGTAATTTACATTTAATCCAGTAACACTGAATGATATTTTTGCTCTTGCTGATCTTCTTGAAAGTGGAACATACCCAATATTTCTAACTAATGATACAACATTCTCTCTAATAGTGGCACTGTCAAGGAATGACTCATTGACCACCATATTTGTGTTATAGGCAGTCAAATAAGTATTGTAGGCAAGAACATCAATCAATACTGAGAAATTAGATCCTTCAAAGTCAAAGTCAGTAAATGTAGAATTTGCCCTTAAGTAATCTTTAATTGATGTTCTTACCTGATCAAAGTCCAGGTTTGTAAATTGAGTGAATGTCATTAGTATCTTGTAGGTTGTAATATGAAGCTAATATTCTGAGTTGGTAAACTTAAACCAATGATGTCATAGACTATTACAACATTCAATTCATTTTGATCCAAATATAATTGAACATCAACTCTTCTTAATGAAACTCTTGGTTCAAAGTTTCTTATAACATTCTTTATCTCATCCTCTAATGGTGTTACTATCCCACTATCAGCCAGTTCAAAGAAGTAATTTTCTACATTAGAACCTAACAGAGAATTAAAAAATCTTTCTCCAACCTTAGTTCTGACTAAGTTAATAACGGATTTTTTAATGGCATCCTCATTTTTCAATGATGTAACATCATTAGTAACAGGATGCCTGTTGAAAGACAGACTAATATCTTTAAATCCTCTGGAAATAGATTCTAAAGGCACTTGTTTATTTAATATTTATTTTTATTTATTGTGGTTTTCCATACACAGGCTCAGTTCCATACTCCCAATCATCATAATCTTCATCATTTCTGATTTTTTCATGAATATCTGCCTGTTCTTTTAAAAAATGCTTAGTTTTAGCAATATCATCATGCATAATTTCTTGAATTGTCCTTGTATTTGTGGGTTTAGTGTAATCAGTGACTAATTTTGTAGTCCCCCACATCTGATACATGTAATTTTGGTCCCTATCAGTAGGTAAATTTGACATAGTTGCTCCTAATTCTAGTGAATTAGAACTTTTTAAGGGGTTGCCATCCCTATAATCAATAAAAAAGCAGGGAATAACCCCTGCTTTATCTATATTATTTGCCTTGTCCTCTGTATTTTTTCTTTGCACCATTACTAGAGGTAGAAGACAGTTTAGTATGTTGGGACATTCCTTGACGAGTCTTCTTTGGTTTACCTTCAATAATGAGTTTATTGGTCAGTGAGGAACGCTTTGCCATAATCTTATCTCCTTAAGGTCTTAGACATTCTACCACAAGATCATCTGGTTTGGGAACCCCTGTCTCATAATATTGTTGAGACAGTTCATCCATCACCTCAAACATGTCTTCTTCTGAAAGATTGTTATAAATCACTCTTTCATTACAAAGAATGCGATACTTGTCCATAGATCAAATGACTCTGGTTTTCTCGTGTCCAACTCTAATCTGTGGATGGCACCAAATCTCAAAACCACACTTACGAGTAGCATCAAGACAGAATGAAACATCCTCTCCACACATGTCCTGGACCTCTCCAGACTCAAAGACTTGCATCTGTGGTGCAAACCATGGATACTTCATTTCAGGGTGCTCAAAGACCCCTTTCTTAAGGAGTACCCAACCAAAACCAGTATAGTCTACAGTGAATGGTTTCTTTCTATTACCAATGGTATCAACCATTTCATGATTCATGACTCCACCATTGCTCTTGAAGTTAGCTTCATCTGCCCAATGCGCAACTGATGTAGTTCTACCATCCTCTGTGGCATACCAACCACATGCAATGTCCTTATCCATTTGAACCAGTGCCCAGAAAGCATCTGTATTGAATACAATATCACTATCAATCCATAGTTGATAATCATAATTGAGGTTGCCTTGCCAGGGCACCTGATCTGGTCCTGCAAGCACATTTGCACCTAGTACCTTACATCTAGCAAAGTTAACCATGCTAGAGTAGTCCTGAGAGATTTGAATACTTGCTCCTGCCTGTACTAGATCAAAGCACAGTTGAACGAAGTTCTTCAGGAAAATATATGATACACCTCTTCCAGGTAAACAGAATACAATTGTTTTACCCTTAATCCTTTCTAGACATTCTTGAATGTTAAAAAGGGGTGTTTCTTGTTCTTGTTGTTTTGCCTTTACTGTAAATCCTTTTGACATAAAAATTTCAAGTTGTGATGTACGTACGTATCAACTCAAATGATACTGCACTATTTATTTGGTGTCAATGGTCCTTATTATGAGAGAAATTCGGGGTAGGTCCAATATTTTAAGAGAAATCCGCCTCACTGTTACTCAAATACATTGTATCAGGATTTAACTGATCCTCTTCAAGATCCTTCATAAGATCATCAAGATTATCAAAGGGTATCAATTTTTCCTTACCAGTTTTCACATCATCTACCAGCTGCATCAGATGTTCTAGAAAGGATCTGGGATAGGTATCATCTTCATTAAGTGACACCCAGAACCATTCATAACACTCTGTGAATGGGTCATCGTTATGAAGGAGGGTATAGTCCTTATAATTGTCTGTCATAAGGTCTGCCCATATTCTATATGCTCCTCTGATACTTTGCCATCCTGTCATCCAACAATGACCAATCCAATACTCAAACCAATTGAGTTTGATCTTTTCTTTGTCCGTTGCAAGTAATGAATTAGTAATCATGTGTGGTGCCTCTTACATTGAATTTCGTAATTTGGAAAGTGATGCGTCCTAAGTGCATTGTATACAATAAATGCATTAGTTATAAAAATTGACAGAAACATCACCATACGAAGCACTGCAACCTGATCTGCTTCTTTGTCTGTATTACCACTCTTTTCCCCTAGAGACTTTGCCACAAGCCTCCACATGGTATTCTTATTCTTTTTCATTCATCCAAATACCTCAACTTTACTAATGCTGACACTCTGACATTCATAATATGATCTGAGTTGCTTTGAACTCATTGGACTATTAACAGGAAAGGAAATCCAGACAGTTAATCCATTCACAATACTATACAAAGTCACTGCATACCTATTCATTCTGCAATCTCCCTCAATGTACTATCATACCTCACAATTGCATCCTTGGCAACCAATACTAACTATCACAAACTCTTCTACCTGAAATGAGGTAGAGAATCCTGCACTAATCATATTGGAAACTCCTGTGAGTGCTTCCTTGCATTCTGCTAATGTACCCTCACAAAATATCCTATCTCTTGCAATTAACCTATATTTCATTTTTTTCCTGGGAGAATTTTTTTTTCTATAATGGGACCCAACTATATTTAATGTTTCTCTGAGGCAACTCACAATATAACTCACCTCATCGCTGGGACCAATTGTAGTTCCATACAGACCCTCATAGATTAACCTTATGGGGGATTTTTTTGTACTCAGAATTTTTTTAATCATCTTTATATCGTTCTCTCAAATTGTCACCTCTGTAGGTTAGGGTAGTTTGGATTTTTCGCATTACCCGCCCCCACCCCACATAATATAACAAAACAACTGCGAATTCACTATAACACAAACACTGCACTTTGTCAACCCCTGTATTCACTGAAACCCACACATCTCATCACTGTCTTATACTGAGTTTTCCACAAGTTAACTATACTTTTCCACAGGTTTTCCACAGGTTTGACTATAGTTTTCCACAGGTTTGACTATAGTTTTCCACAGGCATATTCACTGTGTCTCACTATAATCCTAGTCCCTCACTGTGTTCTCACTGATTCTCACTTAAGACCTGTGGAAAACTATACTGTCAAGGGGGCATGTGCCAGTCCTCTGAGTGTCTGGGGGTGCTTGACTTTTCAGAGAGTTTGTGATAGAATGTGGGCCAAGATCACAAGAAAATCACACATTTAGTAAACAATATACATCACAACACTACATTTATTAACACATTTAATTTATTAACAATTCAACACAATATCTGTGGAAAACTATCATAAACTGTGGAAAACTTCTCATCTAACTCTCCCCACAGTGCTGTCACATAATCATACTCAATCCAGGCACTTTCCTTATCACCATTGGGATCTAATTGCCTTGCCTTACTATACTCATGTATCCGCAGTTCCCATACACCTTTGAGAATACGATTAGCATCCTCCTGGCATAACTCAAGTTGAAACACTTTGTTCTCTTTCATTCTAACTTAGCACATGAACATAATCAATGGAATTGATACACCAACCAGATGCACATGTAATCTCTTCAACTAGATCATCTTCATCATCTGCATCCCAATTTGTTCCTATGTATTCATCTCTTAATTCTTGTTGAACTTGCTCCTGAATGTGTTCGGGAATACTATCATCATCAGTGGAAAGATCAAACTCAATGGATGTAATTTGAAACATCATAATTATCAGAGAATAGTATCAGGATCAGCACCAACTTGTTTAATCATCTCAGGAAGTTCATCATCAAAATAATTAGCAACCTCATTGAGAAGATCCTCCTCTGACAAACGTTCTGCATTGTTGACGATAGTATCATAGACAAATTGTTCCATGGTTTTTAGATCCATTCCATCCACAAGTTTCTCAGCATAAAGAGAAACAAGTTCATCAAATTGAGTAGAGGTTAGAGTCATTTGGTTTCTTGGAGTTTCTTAATTGCAGTGGTGATAGATGTGGTCAGCATAATACAAACATCTTGTTTGCACACAGCATAAACAGGTTGCTTAGTATTGATGTCGAACGTGTACTTAATGGTCATTTGATTTCAGTTAGTGTGGAGGTCAAACATCATTTCATTGATCTCATCATGGTTGATCTTTTCATCATCCCACTTAACATCATCAGCAGTGGTGAACTTATCACAATTCATCATGCAACGAATGAACTTAGTGTAGGGAGTTTCATCATCATTTTTGTACTCTACACATACAATAGCAGTGTTATACAGAAACTGATTGTTTTGCATCCAAAGGGATACATTCCAGGTTTCATAGTTTGCCCAACCATTATAAGTTTGCTGGGTCATTGCAGTGGTTTCATTCATCATACATGTATGATAGCACGGATTCAGGGTTTTCGGTAAATGTTTGTGCCAGTTCTACAAGTGGCACATCACTATACTCAGGCAGCAATCATTGAGCGCATGTCAACTGATTTTAGTTGCATGTGAACATAATCATAATTCCATTGATCTTGCAAATGATTTTTATACTCTTCAGCAGCAGATTTGCAATCAAATACTTTCAAAGAATCAAAGGAACATCCTTCATAATCATACCCACCAATCACCACATAAACTTGCATTTGGTTGCTTTTCTCATTCATCATACAAGTATGATAGCACGGATTCAGGGTTTTCGGTAAATGTTTGTGCCACTTTGATTAGTGGCACATGGTATCACCCAGGATCAGAAATCAATGCTATCATCATAATCATTCTCCATGATGTAGGCATCAGTGGGATATGCAACCATAGGAACTTGATCCTCTTGAGTATCTACAACTGCATCAAGTACATTGAGAAGATCATCACCAGTTTGTGCCTTTGAGAGCATAACCATAGCAGCAATCTTAGGCAGGTTGAGTGTAGCAGTCATGATGTTAATTAGAGTGAAAAAGTGTTAATGAAAAAGTGTGATTTAGAAGTTGCTAACAAAAACATAACCATCATTGAAGGCAAACTCATAGCGAAGATTGGTCTCCCATGTTGCACTCCAATCTACAACCAAATGTGCAGGGGGTTCACCATACACATCACCAGTATATTGCTCTGCAAATTGTTCCTCACTGTCATACTCTCCATAATAGGAATCAGTGAAATGTGCAATGTTATCAATACCAAACTCATGAATGAAAGCATCTGCTGCTTCATAACAATAGTTCTCACCTTGCTCTACATATTCTTCATAGAATTGAATGAAATTATCATTGCCATGCTCTTCAATGAAGGCAATCATATCATCTAGAGCATAACGTGCATCAGTCAGATCATCAATTTTGTCCTGCACATCTTGAGGGAAAGTGATAACGGAATCAGTAGACATTTCAGGAGTTTTGAGAGAAATCATTTGGTTGGTTTGTGTTTTTTGATCTTTCATACATGTATGATAGCACACTTTTGGGGTCTGTGCTCATTTAGTGTGCCAGTTCTACAAGTGGCACATGGTATAGTCAATCTTCCCTAAGTTTGAATCTTGCCATACCTTTTCTCCTCTCTAGTTTCTCTAGTTCTAGTTTGATAAGATAATGAGGATTTCTTATCAACAACTCTTGTCTAGTAGGTATAGCAGTATGAGGTTTGTATGCTTGTCTGATGTAAAGAAAATAGGCAATGTTACCAGGAGATTCTAACTCACTGATCTCCATAATCTGCCCAGAAAGCATCATTGTGAGAAGGACGAATGCAGTGCACACCATGATCCTCAATGACTTTTGCATTGAATGGACTATCATCAACCCAGAATTGAATGTCATCCCAGAAACGCAGAATGTCCATCAGTTGATGACCCTTACACTGTGAACCAGTTGCATCATCATCTGCATTTTTCATGTAGAGTGCATCAAACTCTGGCAGATGTTGCTGTAACCAATAACCTGTGCCCTCTGCAAATGTATCAGGTCTGGCAGTAGCAATAACTAGATCAAATCCCATAGATTTGCAGTGCTTAGCAACATCTACAACTGCATCAATAGCAGGGAATTGGTCACATTCTTCAAACCCTGATTGATCTCCATGATGGCACAATGTGGCATCTAAATCAAACACTACACATTTGGGGTTTGAGATGTTGTAAATGAGTTTTGAGAATGTTTTGTTTTTTTCCATACCTGTATGGTAGCACGGTTTGAGGGGTTTTGGTAAATATAGCGACCAGTTCTACAACTGGCACATGGTATCACTTACCCAATGAACATCATTTAGTACACCTTTCATTGCTGCTCTACTATACCCACAAGCATAGGGATAACCTTTCTCAGGATCATCTATTGCAGTCTCTGATTCATAGATTGCCTTCTCAAGTACCTCAATAATATTATTCAGTTTTTCATCAATCATAATTTGAATGTTAGTATCAATCATCAAACTGCACCATAGAAAGGATTGCCAAGTTGAGGAAGTTCAGTGTTATCTTTTACAAACACATAACCATGTGCAATTCTATCGCGAATTGCAAGTGTTTTTTCTACCCTGTTGAGATACTTTTTAGACATTGTTTCAATGCCATCCCATTCTAATACCTGCAAACACCACTCTTTTGATACATCACCAAAGGGAGTTTTAACAGGATACAATGACACTACCATTGTGCCATCTTTAGATTTAAGAGTTGGGAAGTCAGTCATTTGATTTATCATACATGTATGATAGCATGGATTTAGGTGTTTTGGTAAATATAGCGACCAGTTTCACAACTGGCACATGGTATAGTTCACCAGTCATAACTTGGGATGCCTTCAATTACATCACCATCAGAATCTAGCATCAACCATTCATACCCATTAGATGCAGCAATTCCTAACAGAAATGCAATGGATTGTGGCATGTTTTCTTCATACTCAACTTGTGGCACTGAGAATAGGTAAGAGAATGAACTTTGGAAGTGTGCATTACCTTTTGCCCACTCATTATCTGCTAGTTTGATGTGCCCAGTTGATGCAACCATCATAGTTTCAGATTTAACTTTAATCATTGATTTGCTCCAGTTGGGCATTAAGTTGTTGAGTGTGAGTTTGTACAATGTTAAGAGCAACATTCAGAATGTTAGCAATACCACTGAAACCAACAGTAGCAACAACCAAACCAGTAAAAAAGAGTTTCATTTTATACAAAAAGATCAACAGAAATGTCTTTGAGATTTAATCCTTGAAGTTGAGAAAAGACCCTATTACATATAATTGTAGGTGCTTTCTTTGCACTTGATTTCTCATACCAAATGGTCCTACATCCATCATTGGTATCAACTGTAACTTTGTAAGTTTTCATTATCAAACAGGGAGAATAGAGAAAGAACCACAGAACTTACGAACCCATTGCAGAGTATCATAATATCCTCTAGGATTAGACATCACCATGCTTACATTCTTTTCAGGATTGAAAGCAATAGCAACATACTTATAAACATCATTGGATTGTTCAATCTCTTGAATCCACATTTGATTAACTTTACCATCTTGCCAATCCCACCTAGAAGTAGTGTAATGGAAGATCTCAGATGCAATTTGATTTTTCATACATGTATGATAGCACACTTTTGGGGTCTGTGCTCATTTCGTGTGACGGTTCTACAACTGGCACACCAATATAAAATAAGTCCACACATTTGTGGAATTATGTCAGTTTTATGCACTTAATTCTACACATTTGTAGTAAGTTCAGAAGCCCTATAACAGAATTGAACTGTTCTCTGTAGTTTACAAAACTACTGCATCACCACAATGCTTATAGGGCAAGAAAGGATTACTCCTTAAACATAGAAATTACTATCCAAATTGCAAGAGAAATAGCACCAATAATTAGGATGTACTTCCATGCTGCTACTACAAACAAAACAAACAGAACAAATAAAATACCACCACCTGAAATCTCCGCACCATCATTAGATTTAGATGCGGAAGATGATCCAAATTGTGCAGTTGCATTGAGACACTTTCCACCAGTGCTAGATTCTGCACTTAAAACAGCATCACTATAGTTATATGCCTCAACCCATACAGTTTGTATATGGTTTGAGGGCATCCTTACACTACACTTCCAATCTTGCATGTTATTTGTTATTGTATTCTACAATATACTGCTTGAGAGTGTCAACATAATCATCAGGGTTTCTAACAAAAACTTGTGTCTCACCTGAATGACAAGAAATCAAGGTCACAATTTGTTCTACTTTGTTACCAGTCATTTCTTCATACATCAGTGCATAACCAGTTTCTTGAACAAAATAGTTTTTAATTTGACTCTCATACTTCGGTTTAGAAGAACTTTTGAAATCAATGATAGAAAGTTTCCCTTGATATTCTGCAATACAGTCAACACGACCAGCAATACCAAGATTTTCAGAATAAAGAGCACTTTCCAAATAGTGAATGTTATTTACATCATTGAGAATGAATTGAAACTGATTAAACAGATTCAATGCAATTTTATACTTTTCAGTATCATATTCTACTTCTTCATTGTTGATATAATCTTCCACAAGTTTGTGGAACTTAGTACCATTACTTGATGCAAATTGACTGATTTGATTTGCAGTTTCTTCACCTACACGTTCTCTCCACTGTGCAATGGATTTCCTATTCTGATAGGAAGTAACTGTGGTCACAGAAGGCAACAGTTTACCATTCACAACATAACGACGAGACCCATCAATAGTTTCAGTGGGAATATCTGCAAGAGCAGGCAGATTGAGATGGTTAAACTTAGTTTTGGTTTGCATAATAATGTTGTTGTTAATAATCAAAGAAACTCTGCCATGTAATAGTCAACAGTAACTTCTAGTTCTGCTGCTTTTGCTTCAAGTTCCATAGCATATTCTTCTGCCATTTGTGTATCTGCATGGTCACAGAAGAGATCAAGAGTGGAATCAGTCATAAACTTATCTTTCATACATGTATGATACCACAGATTTACCAAAAAGTCAAGCATATAGGGACGGTTCTACAACTGGCACATCAAAACTGAGTTTGTGATACAATTTGCTCTGCAAGTTCATCACCAACAACACCAGCAATAAACTCCTGAGTTGAATCATCATCTTCACCTTCTGCAACCCAAATGTCTTCAATCAACATGGCAAGATCAGTATCATTTTGACCTGGATTCTTATCAAATGATTGATACATCATTTGCACAGCATAAGATACAAGATCATCCATGTCCATGCTATCAATTACACGATAACAATGTGCCTGGCACAGATCACTAATTTGTTCAGAAGTAAGAGTCATTTGTTTTTCCATACATGTATGGTAGCACGTTTTCAGGGGTTTTGGTAAATATAGCGACCAGTTCTACAACTGTCACATGGTATAACTAGGATGCATCATTTTGTGCATATCATGATTCATTTGACGATCTGCATTTGTGTTAACAACAACACCAATCACAAGGCACAAAATACAAAAAACAGTTGCTTTCATTTCAAATGTAATGAATAATTAATAAACACTGCAATAACCATTGCAAATAACCACCAAAGAATGAATGTAATCATTTGTAGAGATAAGAACCTGCCCAATCAGCACGTTTGTACATCTCTTCACAGGATTTCTCATCCATAAGATTATACCTTACACCATTCAATGCAGGTGCAGACCAAGTTGCAGATTTGTACACATCACCAGTATTCAGATCAACAAAGGCATGAGCACTGCGTTGCTTACTGTCATTGGTAACATGAATAATCTTGGCATACTTTCTGCCTTTGGTGTAGATATATTCATCAACACCTTCACCCATGCAAAGTTTATCAATTTGTTCTTTGTGCCAATCTACATTCTCACCTTTGTCAATATATTTCCTATGATTTGCAATAGAATAAGATTGATAATTGGTACGCAGAACATCACAGAACTGCTCAATCTTGTCAATAACTTTCTCAGTCATTTCAGTGGTTTGATTTTTCATACATGTATGATAGCACAGAATCCAGGTCTGTGCTCATTTATTGTGCCAGTTCTACAAGTGGCACATCAATAACGCTCAGGGAGGTCACAATGTGGTACAGGATCATAGTCATATCCATCATTCATTGAAGCAGCAACATTTTGGATCTCTTTTGCTTTATACAATAGAAACTCAAGATCCTCCATAAGTTCACTTAAAGTGTCATCAGTTTTACCCAACAAAGCATCATCAAGTCTATCAAATGCTGCTGATGTTTGTAGAGTATGTTGATGTATCATTTTACTTTATATTTTTCTTTTAGGTGTTGTAAAACTTGTCTGCGTGCTTTAATCTTACCTTTGCAGGTTCCTTTAGTATTCTTTTGTTTACCAGAATTGTGTATCCAGTTTGGAGTCTTCATTGTTCTTAAGTATAACAGGCACAGAGGGACTCGAACCCCCAATCAACATCTTAGAAGGATGATGCATTATCCATTATGCTATGTGCCCAAAGTATAAAAGGGACGCAATGTCCCTATTTATTATCAGACAGCAACAGGTTCAGTCACACTGTCAAGAACTGCACTATCATAAGCATCAAGGGCATCAACAAGTTCTGCACCAGTTTGTGCAGTTTGCAGACTCATAATCAGTTGAGCAGCATTTACATTGGTATCAGCAAGATCAGCAGCAAGAGACATCAGGTTGGTAGACATAATGAAGAAAGTGGTAAGTGAACAAAGTTGTGTAACTTTATCGGTCAGACATTTCCAACCCTTAGGCAAACACATTCCTATAAATCAAGCAGTAAGTTCTACTTCTAAATTAGATTCATCTTCATCAGGAAGATTATAGATGAATCCATAAAAATCATCATAATCTACACCAAGATAGGTAGCAAAATCCTCTAAATCATCATGCAATCTACAAGTGTCAATCATGTTTCCTCAACTGTTGATGTAATCATCATAGCACATAAACTCAGGTTTGGGGAGTGTTATGTGCCAGTTCAAGTTGTGTCACAGGCATAGCATTAACCTGTGGCAAGTTAATGAAAGGATCTCCTACAAATAGGATAACACAAAGGCAGACACCTTTCCAAACTTTATTAGACATCGTAGATTTTGTTGAAATTAAATTGATCCTCAAACCATGCTTTTTCTGCATCATCCCAGATGCTAAGTCCAAGCAAGAAACTATAATGTTCTGCCCACACTCTACAACTATCCTCAAACCATTCATTACTGGGTTTGCTAACAGAATAATCTTGAAAGTTCATTTGTTTGTTTGTCATGAATACATGATAGCATAAAAACTGGCACTGTGCTCATTTACAGTGCCAGTTCTACAAGTGTCACATGCTATACATCAATCTCAGCAAGTTTCTTCTTATTGCGTAGTTCTGTGATAAGGATTTGCAGTTCAATTATATCTTGCCTGCAATCTTCCAGATCCTCACACATAATTTCATATTGATAGTCAGACTTACACCTACGAATTTGTTTAGTCAGTTTATCATACTTTTTCTTTGCATCTTTCAGATCTTTTTCGTACTCTTGAATTGACTTGTAGTTCATTTGATGAGAGGAGAATTGAAATAGCGACGGAACACAGTGACAACAATAATGGCAGTGCTAATGACACCAACCAGACCAAGGAAGGTAACAGCATCACCTGTGAAATTGTAGGTATTAGGCATTTGTTTTTTGATTACTTTGTAATGATAGCAGAGTTAAGAGGAAAAGTCAAGTGATAGTGGACAGTGGTGAAACTGTCCACGCTGGACAAGAATCTTACGAATTTCATTATATGCAAACTGTTGCACTTTCTTATCAGTTGCATTATCTAGCACATAATACATCTTGGTCAAATAGTCATCTGGAGTTGTAACTTTAACAACCTTTGCTTTAGTTACACCAAGACCAGAAATAGGAGAACCTGCCTTAGTTTTAGGACGACCAAAGTTGCCAGTAACATTACCTTGAGTACGCAATTTAGGTTTAATCTTAGAAAGATTGGAAGTTGCGAAGTTCATCTGTTTTTCATTCATACAAGTATGATAGCACAGAAACTGCCTCTGTGCTCTTTTACTGTGCCACTTCTACAAGTGTCCTGATGGGTTCTTCAATGTCCCAAAGTGTTCCCTGCTAGCTATTTTTACAGTGTATCCGGGATAATACTTTTCTACTAGGTATGGTAGACCATAAAGTGCAATTTGTCCATGTCCATCCCAATTAACCCAAACAATTTTTTGAATACAATCAACTACATGTTCATAAGGAAATTTAGTTTTCATCATTCACTCTTTGAATGTCATCTACTGCACTCTGGAGTTTGTTATACAATCTATTGAAACTTACTTTACCACTACTCTCCATGAGTTTCTGTTCCTTTTTAGACAGCAACTGTAGTGCACTCTTAAGTGCATCTAGTTCATCCAAGTTCAATCGCACAAAATCTTCAGTCATTGTTTCCAAAGTTCCTCAATCAGTAGTTTAACATCTTCAACTAACAGTTTATCACTGTCATGTTGTTTATAGAATGTTTTGAGCATACATTCCAATGCCATTGCTTGTAAATGACTCATGGTAATTGGTCCACCATGAGTCATAGATGAACATTCATCATTGTAAAAATAATTATATCTTTCAATCAATTTCATTTAACAATGTTCCAATGTGGATCATTTACTTTATCAACCCAGAAAAAGTATTTCTTGTTGATTGATGCAAGAAATAGTTGTTTATCATTCTCTTGCTCTACATGACAACCATGAAGTTTGTCCATCATGTTAGCAAACCTATTCTTTGCTTTACTAGAAATAGGTTCAACATTTACCATTTTACGTTTCACTTTAGTTTGCATCAATTAACTCCACAAAAAGACCACCAAGGTTGATCTACACCTACAGTATCATCAAAAGTGTAAATAAACTCACAACCACAATTCTTAGCATACTTGTACATTTTCTGATGATTTGTGAAATGCTTGGGATAGATAATATCCTCATCAGTTTCACCCCTTTCAAAATAGTAAAGAGGTTGTTCTTCACGAGTATTAGTATACGCATCCTCCTTGAAAGTAGATTCCCAAGTAGTATTTGTCTTGAGAGATGACATATCACCACCATCAATAAGATCAACAACCTTACTGCGTGCCTGATAATCTTCCTTTAGAATCTTACCATTGTGCTCAACATAACCATCCCAATGGCAATACACACCAGAATAAGTATTGTCTTTGTGTTTGATTGTAATGAAACTGCGAGTTCCCATGTGTTTTATTGATTACAAAGTAATCATAGCATACTGTCAAGGCATTTGGGGGTTTGGTGTGCCAGTTTAGAAAGTGTCCTGATAATACATATCCTCTTCATATTTTACATAATCAGTTTGGAGATAGTTGAAGAACTCTCCATCATCATACAACATAGTATAGCACCATTCATCAAAACATTCCCAAATCCAATACCAACCAGAATGGAGTTTCTCAAAGACATTCATAGGACGATTGTATTTCATTTCTTCACCCAAGTGCATCCTAAACAAATCCTCATCATAAACCTCACAAACCTATTAGGCACTTGTCCTTCTACTGGTGTATAACACATTCCCATACCACCAGGACGATTACCGAAAAGATAACAAGTCCAGTTAGATAGTTTTGGTTGTGTGATAAAGTATGTGTTTGATTTATCGTAATAATTGGGAAAAGTATATTCAGTCATTTACAGTCCCTCTCACAATCAAAGTCAATATATTCTACCACAGGTTTCCTCAAATAATTGCAAAGGTGTTCCTGTGCTTCTTCCAGAGTAGCATATCCACCATCACCACTATAAATTGTACCACCAAAGATATTCCTCCACCAAAGGGGTGCTATGATTTTCTGTTGTGGGTAATACCTTTCAGTGTCATTATAAATTACTTTTTTTATACGATATTGAGTCATTTTGGGCAGTGTAGAAAGTATTTGTATTCAGAAAGCATAGTATATTGCCACTGAACTAAATCACAACCTTGATATTCACTGACAACTGTAAAAGTTCCGTGCTTCTCAACTGGTTCTGCAACTGGTTGTGGTGCTTCTGGTTGTTTGAAACTATCAAGGATAGCAGGTGCCATAAAATACAGGGCAGCAAGACAAAATCCAGTGACTAATCCAAGTGTGTATTGTGGGTATTTCATCGTAGTTTTCTCTTAATTTTGTTGAGACAGTCATTGAAACCTTCTACAGTACATTCAACATATACATTTTGAGAACCAGCAGCAGATTGTTCTTTAGGCAACCATTCTTCAATAGCATCTACAAGTTCCTGAAGTGATGTTTCTTTCTTGGTGAAGACATCATCCCACCAGTCAGCAATCACATCATAAAGAGTTTGTTTGTCTAATTCATCAATCATTTGTTTCTCCTATACCATTCAAAGTTGCGTGGTTTTGTATCAATCACATCCATACTAATCTCAAACCACTTCCAACGAAATGTAAATCCAAACAACTGAGTGCTCCCAATACTCATAATCAACAAAGGGAATATTTCAGTGGCAGGAAACTCATCCCACTGGACTGTAATATCCAACAGAGCAAACTTTGGGGATGTGAGAACTTGGAAGAACCATTCCTTTCCATAGTCCTGATAGGTTTCATAATCAAAGAGTTTCATAATGTTTCATCACTATAATTAATCCATAAATTATCACCACCAATGTTCAGGTGATACATCTTACCATTGTTTAGATAGATTCCTAACCATACTGCTTTGTTTGGTTCCATTACTTCATAATGCACCATCTTTACATCTTCTAGAACAATCTCATCTGGGTTCTTTACAAATCTTGTCATTTTAGTTGTTTTCCTGATAAATGGCGTTTATTGGGAATCCTGATATTATGCAAGACTTCTCAATACTTTACGAAGAAACTGAATAGAACCATAAAACTCTTCTCCATCTTGTCCACCAATCACAATCCAATCAATCTCTTCTAGTGCTAGTTGGATCTTTTAATCTCTGGTAAGATCTTCAAAATCTTTTTCAATTTCAGTCATTTTTCTTATAAAACTCTATTTTAAGTTGAGTAATGAGTAAATCAACTTTATCTTCAATACGAGTAAGTCGTTCCTCAATCGTATCTATACGATACTCATCAATTGCTTCT